GGTGCTAAAGCAGTTGTCACGTTGGCTGCAAAGCTTATGCTCGCAACCCTACCGCCACAGACTAGCTTCTTTAAGCTACAAGTCAGGGACGACAAGTTAGGTGAAACACTAGATCCAAACATGCGTACCGAGTTAGACTTATCATTCTCAAAGATAGAGAGATTGATTATGGATTTCATAGCCGCATCAAATGATAGAGTCGTAGTACACCAAGCTTTAAAACATCTAATCGTATCTGGTAATGCTCTTATATTTATGGGCAAAGATGGGTTAAAACATTTCCCATTAAATAGATACGTAGTTAATAGAGATGGTAACGGTAATGTTATCGAGATCGTGACTAAAGAATTAATTAGTCGCAAAGTATTAGGAATAGAAAAATCAAAACTAGACCCGACAAGTAATGATGAGGGTCCAAATGAAGACGACGCTGAGGTATACACCTGTGTTAAGATGGATGAGCAGAGCGGTAGTTGGAGATGGTATCAGGAAGTGGATGACATGATCCTACCCGGAAGCCAAAGCTCCGCACCGAAAAATGCTTCACCATGGTTAGTGCTTCGATTCAATACAGTAGACGGAGAGGACTACGGACGTGGAAGAGTAGAGGAATTTATTGGTGACTTACGTAGTCTCAATGGATTGTCTCAAGCTCTCGTAGAAGGTGCTAGTGTAGCAAGTAAAGTTATCTTTCTTGTATCACCATCTGCTACAACCAAACCCCAGACCTTATCTAAAGCTGGCAACGGAGCTATCATACAGGGTAGACCAGAAGATGTAGGAGTTGTACAAGTTGGTAAAACAGCAGACTTTGCTACAGCTGCACAGATGTCGCAGACAATAGAGAAAAGAATCCTAGAAGCTTTCTTAGTTATGAATGTAAGAAACGCTGAAAGGGTCACCGCTGAAGAGGTACGCCTTACTCAGCTAGAGCTAGAGCAATCCCTTGGCGGACTGTTCAGCTTGTTAACGGTAGAGTTCTTAGTACCCTACCTCAACAGAACTCTGTTAATACTACAGAGATCTAATCAAATACCTAAGCTACCTAAAGATGTCGTTAGACCAAAGATAGTAGCTGGTATAAATTCATTAGGAAGAGGACAAGACAACGAAGCTTTAACTAGATTCATGGCTACAATAGCTCAGACGCTAGGACCAGAAGCTATGATGAAGCTCATCAATCCAACAGAAGCAGTCGCTAGACTCGCAGCTGCACAGGGTATAGATGTTCTAAATCTAATCAAGACTCCTGAGCAGATGGAGCAAGAGAAGCAAATGCTAATGGCTCAACAAGCACAACAAGAGCTTGTGAAACAGACTGGACAGCTCGCAGGCACTCCACTTATGGACCCAAGTAAGAACCCAGAGCTAGCAGATCAAGCGTCAGCTGTCATGGAAGGAATGATGTCACCTCAAGGACCACCACCAGAAGAATAAATGGCAACAGCAGAGAACAACACATTTACAGTAGATACAAACGTACCTACAGAAACAGTAACCGATAACCTAACGCCAGAAGAGCAAGACTCTCTGGCTGTCGGTGAAAAGATAACAGCTGAACAAGATACCTTACTAGCTGGTAAGTATAAGACAGCTGAAGACTTAGAGAAAGCCTACAAAGAATTAGAATCTAAATTAGGTCAACAAGATACAGAACCTGAGCAAGCTGAACCAGAAGCTGAACCAGAAGCAGAGCCTACATCCTTATCAGATAATGCGAGTGTTATTACAGCAGCATCTGATGAGTATTATGCGAATGATGGTAAACTATCACCAGAAACTTTAAATAAGTTTAAAGGTATGTCTAGTGAAGACTTAGTTAATGCTTACATAGAAGTAACTAATAACCCAGAGTGGCAAGCTAACGCACCAAGTCAAGTAGATGACATAACTGATAACCAGATTAATGAAGTTAAAAATGCTGCCGGTGGTGAAAAGGCTTACAATGATATGGTAACATGGGCTGGTCAAAACTTAGATCAGAAAACTATAGCAACCTTTGATGATATTATAGCCAAAGGTAATATAGATGCTATTAAGTTTGCAGTCCAAGGATTAAAGTCACAGTATCAAAATGCAGTAGGATTTGAAGGAACTATGGTAACAGGTAAAGCACCACAGAATACACGTGATGTATATAGAAGTCAGGCAGAGCTCGTAGCAGCTATGTCAGACAGAAGGTATGATAGCGACCCTGCTTACAGGCAAGATGTTATCCAGAAACTAGAACGATCAAACAATTTGGAGTTTTAAATGGCAACCAAGAAGAGTGGATCTGGTACATCTGATACCAGACATCCTTATGACTTGTACAAGCCTGAGAAGAAGGAGTACTACAGACAGCTTGAGCTACCCATCAAGTTAGCTAAGATGAAGAAAAGGACTAACAACAATGTCAACGAAGCCTAAACAAAAAAAGAATAAACGTGATGGGTTATCCATAGCTATGGAGCCCGACGCATCCATAATGAGATATATAACTGAAAAAGGTTTCTTCTTAGATGGTCAAGGCAAGTCTTACATGCAGAGTGGAGGAAAGTTCTATGATGCTGGAGATTATAGACCTGCTGTCCATGGATTAACGATACCTCTAGTTAAAAGACAAAGAAAAAAACTACAGATAGGTACAGCATAATGCCGAGTCACTATGAATCAAATCCCTTTGATGAGCAAAATACAGAAGACGCTGCTGGTCAAGGAACAAAGAAAAAGAAAAAGCGTTACAACCCATGGGGTGAGGGTGCTACCGCAAACCCAGAAAACATGCTTCCCGGCAAACCTTAATTATGGCAATAATCAATCCCTTTGACGAGTATAATACAGAAGACGCTGCGGGCAAAGGAACCAAGAAAAAGAGAAAAGTAGCTATGGCTGACGCTCCAGTGTGGCCGATGGAAAAGTGGCCTCATCCTACACCGGGTCAAGGACCATTACCTAATACTAAACTACCCAAAAAAGGTAAAGCATAATATACACTGGCGGCTCGAATCGTATCGTACACCGCCACAAGTGTACCACTCTACTTATTATTATGATTACTACCGAATACGGTAAACAAAATATTTTTCCAAAAGAACCCCCAATACAATTATTACCACAACGAAAACTCATGTCACCAGAAGCAGAAAGATTTAATGGCTGGGCAGCAATGCTTGGTTTCGTAGCAGCTGTAGGAGCTTACGCTACAACAGGACAAATCATCCCCGGCGTATTTTAATGAAAAAAATTTTATTACTTGTAGCAACAGCTGCAATGTCCTCACCAGTTTTAGCACGTCCTTATATTAACTTAGAGACTCGGGCTAAGTATACTGGTAACGATTACACATCAAGAGCAACAGACCTACACGTAGGTTATGAAGATAAAGTTAAAGACCTAGCTTGGTATATCCAAGGTGGTAAGACACTTAACGCTGTTGATGGTTCAGAGTCAGACTCTAATTGGTCTGGTAAAACAGGAGCTAAACTACCTGTAACAGATAAGTTAGGTGTTTATGGTGAGTTATCTTTCTCTCAAGTAGAAGATGCTGATAACAACTGGGGCACTAAGTTAGGAACTAAGTTTACTTTCTAATTAAATGGCAACTATTCAACTTACTAAACCAACCAGCAACTGGGAAAGTTTTTGTGAGTGGGTAACAAGTACAGAGAACCGCCTCTACGTGGGGTGGTTCGGTGTCCTTATGATACCTTGCTTACTAACTGCAACCACTTGTTTTATATTAGCCTTCATCGCAGC